GCCCCGACTGGTCGAAGGCAGTCGGGGCAGGCCAAGGTAGCGGCTTTGCTTACGTCATTGATTGGCTTCGACTCCGCTCTCTGACTCTGGTACAAATATACAACATTAAGTCATATTGCGACCTCGCAGGTCGTGTTCATCTGCGACCTTTCGCATCGCGTCAATGATGTTGTTGTCGACGTACGTTGCGGCAATCGCAAGGTCGTAAAACAACTCCGCCAGTTCAGTAGCGGTGAGGTCGCTGTCGTCACTTTCAATGCTGATGCGCTTGCCATCGATTTGCAGGCTTAGCTTTAAGCCGAGGTCACTACGGAAGTTTGTTGTCATAGGTTAGTTGATTATTGTGTCGATTAGTTGAATCCTTTGCCCTATCCAACGCATCACCGGGACAGCCATTGAGTTGCCGCAAGCCTTGTACCTCGGCCCATCGGGGCATTGGTCAGCAGGTTTGTTTCGGTAGGGAATCTTTGTCCAATCATCGGGGAATCCTTGTAGTCGTTCACACTCCTTGGTAGTTAGCCTTCGGATAGCCATCGGTGGATTGTAGATGTCCACTGCTATCGGTTGGGCAATCTGCTGGTCTTGCATCGTGCTAATCGTGAACGCTTGCTCCTCTTGACCGAGGTAGCCTTTGCCTCCACCTTCGCATCCGCCACGGACTTTGAAGGCTATCGGTTGTAACACAGCAGGCTCATGCCCGTGCGTTTGCGCCCGAAGCGTCCCGACAATTCCTTTATCAGAAGCATTTATAACGCTTCCACCTTGGTCTTCTAAAACTATCGGTTGGGCAACAACATTTGTGCTTCGTACATCCCCAACATCAAAGCAGTTAAGAGTATTAGCGGTTTCATCTTTCTCCCACGTTTCAAAGTCGCTATCGCTTTGAGCTCTTCTTACCTTACGAAATGGTTGGGCAACAACACCAATTGATTCATTTACCCCCCCTTGTGGTGATTTAATGGTTTGATTTACATTTGATGTTGTCTGATTAAAAGTATCAAAGGCTATCGGTTCGGCATCGCCTGCTTCTCCAACGCTTCCTTGAGCATCGGTGGGAGTTTCTTGCCCCTTCTTTCGGCTCGGTTTAGAATCCCTTGACAGGCTTTCGCGCTCAAATAGTACCGCTGCGGCAGGTCGCCAGTCTCCAAGGTATCCGACAACAAAGACTCTTCTGCGTCTTTGTGCGACTCCGAAGTGTTGAGCGTCAAGAACCCGGTAGGCGAACCCATACCCGAGTTCCCCCAACGCCCCGAGGAAGGTACCAAAATCTTTTCCTCCGTTACTTGACAGCACCCCGGGGACATTTTCCCATACAATCCACCTTGGCTTTTTTGCGTCAGCCAATGCGAGAAAGGTGAGCATGAGGTTTCCTCGTGGGTCAGCAAGTCCTCTTCGAAGGCCAGCCACGCTGAAGGACTGGCAGGGTGTTCCTCCGACCAAAAGGTCAATTGAACTGGCTCTGAATGTTTCATTTTCTGTTAGTTTAGTCATATCCCCCAAATTTGGTACAGTGGGGTATCTGTACTTCAGAACTTCTGAAGGGAAGTGTTCAATCTCGCTGAACCACTGGGCTGTAAATCCCAATGGCTCAAACGCGACTGAAGCAGCTTCAATGCCTGAACAAACGCTGCCGAATTTCAAAATGGTAGATCGTTTGATTCGTTGCGACTGTACGACTGCGCTGGTGCTGGACGCTCTGCGGTCTGCTGCTTGACCTGCACGTTGCCGGCCAAGAACTCGCCCTTAGCGCCTTGCTTGCGCCACAGCGCGACTTGGTATTCGACGCCGTTGAGCAGTAGGTTGCCCTTCCACGAGGGAGCGTTGGCATTGTCGGAGTGGTTGTTGAAGACGCTGATGTCGCCGTCTTTTTTTTGGTATGTACTCATAGTTGGTTTGGGTTTAAGAATTGTTTTGGGTTAAGGTTGTAAAGATAGGGGTGGTTCTTGCCATTCTTGGCACTCGTTCTCAAATGCGGCGTCGTAGAAGAAGTCAAGCGGCGTCTGATCCAGCCACGCCTGCGCACTTTCTGTTTCGCTGTCGCTCATCACGGCTTTCTTCCATTCAAATAGCACTGGTGGCAATTCCCCGACTTTGACTTCGGGTGTGGTTATGTCAAGTTTTATGTACTTGAAACTGGACACCCACGCGTCAATGACGTCGATGCTGCCAGCGTGTTCGTGATTCCAGTCGTGCGCCTCGTATTCGATGTGGATTATTGGTTCAATGAATCCGCCGTTGTGCGCGATTGGGTAGAAGTGTGAAAATTGGCGTTCTCTGTTCATAGGTCGGTTTGTTTTAGTTTAGACATCATTGCGACGCACTTGGTGCGCTCTTCGGTCACGCCGAGGTTGTACGCGTTCTGCATGTCATGCAGTGCGCTTCGGTATGCCTCCGCCCAGACCGGGTAGAGGCGCGCCGAAACTTCAGGCGATACGTTTTGAAATAGCTGGCCAACAAGCGTCACGATCTTGCCCAGCTGCATGTTGTGGTGGATGAGCGACATCATCGCTTCGTCGCGTTCAAATTGTGTCATCGGAAGGTTACGGTTAGAGTGGTCTTGGCTGGCTTCACTGGTACCACTGGCACGACTTCGCCAGTGTTGGGATCGACGATGGCGGCGGTGTCTGCCATCTTAAACGCGGTCTTGACTAACTCGTGTCGTGCTTTGAGGCGGTCTGCCAGTTCAACGCAGACTGGATCGTGGCTGAAGTCGGGGATGTCACGCGGCTCGCGTAGCTGAACGCTTGCACCGTGGAACTTAAACTCGCCCTTGCCGTAGGTTGCGGCGGTGTCTTTCGCCAGCTCTTCGGTACGCTCGATGATAGCCTCCAGCGCCTTCACAACCGCCTTGCAGCGGATGTGAACGGATAGCGGATCGACGTTGCCGTCCATGACTTCGGCGGTGACGTGGTTGACAAAGGCTTCGATCTCGGCTTTGTCGATGTTGGTGGGCAGCGTCAGCATTGGTCACCTCCTTTCAGTTTTGTGATGAACTCTTGGCGCTCCTTCATTTGCGCTTCTTTGAACGCGAGCAGGTCGAGGTTCTGCTTCCAGCCGAAGGCGTAGCGCTCATCGCGTTGCTTGTGGATGAACTTGGTCATCAGGTTTTTGGCTTCTTGCTTTTTCATTGGTTGGTTTGGTTGGTTTAAAGGGTTGAAAGATATTTGATTCCTGATTCGTACTTCGCCGCATCCCAGTTCTCGCGTGCCTCCAGTTTGTAGCGCTCTTGTGGATCGGCGACCTTAGCCATCAGCATTTGACCGTATTTGACGCGCAGGTCGCTGAGTAGCTGCTCTTTGTCGATTGCCATCGCCATCTCCTCTGCTGTTGCGATGCTTGTTTCTAAGCCGATGCCGAAGTTGCCGAGCGCTCTCCCCCATGCGGAGGATTCGCAGTTTTCAACGTAGCTGGTCTTATTTATCGCGCTGCTGGTGCGGTCTTCCTGCGCCATGCCGCTGGCGACGATGCGGCCATTGGGATCGGTGATGAGTGCGTTCAGTACGCAGAAGTCGGGTGTCAGCTGCACGACTTCGGTGGTGAGTGAGTGGTCGGCGAAGTTGGCGCGGAAGTATTTGAGGCGCTCGACTACTTCGACATAGGGTTTGCCTTTAATGTTGGTCGTCTTGAATTGGTGCATTTTTGGTTTGTTTAGTTGGTTGATTTGCAGCGAAGTTCAACGCGGCGCGGATGCTGCCAAATCGCGCCCGGCATAGGGTGAGGGTGTCAGCCTCGCAGTAGACGGAAGTAAGTTGCATTTTGGACTGGTTAGAAAGTGTCGGTGTCATCTTCTTGGTTGAGTTCATTGGTTTTTTTTAGGTACGCAAATATACATAAATAAATAATAGGCAGTGCGCAGAATGATATGTACCACCACCAGCGGTCATGGAAGTCAGCCATCATGTAGACCATGCTTAGCAGGAAGGGAAGGATCAGGAGTAGGTTGCTCATTTGTCGAATAGGTTTTGAAAGTTAGACAGGGTGCGGTCTTTGCCCAGCACTACAAGCAGCGTTTGTATTTCGTCGAAGGTGCAGAGTGTATAGAAGTGCTTGCGTGTTAGGAACTCAACGCAGAACTCTCTGCTGTGCGGGTGTTCGTAGCTTTGGATGGCGTCTCGGGTTTCGCCTCTCATGCGATCCCACAGTGTTGGTACTTGTTGCATAGTTAGATTTGGTTTAAAAGGTCTTGACGTGCTTGGAGGTATCTGCCGTAGAGTTCGTAGTTGAACGTCAGCGGCCTTTTGGTTTCGCTGGATGAAGGCGTTGCGGTTCGTTCCAGCATGTAGCGGATGTGGCGATGCCACGCGTAGAGGTATGCGGGGATGAAGTTCATGGTTTGGTTGGGTTTAAGGTTGGCATTGGTAGAGGTGTTGATGAGCGTTGGAAGCGGATGAAGCGAAACCAGTCGCGGTGTTGGCTGCGAAATAGCGCGTCTACAATTTGACG